TATGTAACAGATCCAAACCTATGCAGATCTGTGGGTTGAGTGTACACGTTGTTAGTTGATGCAGATGCAGGATTTGTCTCTTCAAATACTTGAAACTCTTCTAATACATGATCTACTCTAGATGCAAATTCTTCATCTGTCTTAGGCATGCGTAAAAACTGGTTATAGTCTTCAAAAAACTTCTCAAATATTTCTAATTGAACTTGAGTAGCTAATTTATTAAACTCATCAGGAGTTAAATAACCACGCTGTTCTTTGTTGATAATGCTTAATACTGTTGTATATACCGTGTTTACGTTTATTGCCATTTTAATATTTTTAAAAAAGGGTGGCATTAACCACCCTATTTATAATCACTTGTTATTTAAGTTTTTTCTCTATAGACTTATAAACTTGAAGTCCTTCATCTGTTTTAAACCAAGCAGCCATAGCTGAATATGGGTTTTCATCAAATGGTACTGTCATTAACTTACGACCATTAGAAGCCCATGTAAATGTTCTTTGATCATCAGCTAAAGCTAATATGTTTCTTTCTGTAGCAACAATAGCGAAATTTCTTAATACGACATTTTCATCTTGCACTAAATCCATAAATAAAGATGGGTTATTTTTAGCAAACAACAATAAATCTCTTTTTATTTCTTTAGAAGTTAAGTCTCTAACACTAGATCCTTGCTCAACTCTTAATATAGCTTCAGCTTGATCTATGCCTGTTTCATAAGCCATATTCATAGCTGCTAATTCCATTTCTAAATAATCATGATGGTTTTCAGCAACTTTTACGCTATCATGTTCTTCAAATACCATACCTCTATGAGGGTGATGAAGTAAAAATTCTTGTAAATTTCTTTTTTCTTTTGGAACCATTAAGTGTCCTTTTTCAAAAACAATATGCTTTAGAGTTACAGCACCTTTTTGTTCATCTACAAATATGCTTTTGTGATTAGTAGCATATCTAAGTTCTCTTTCAAATCCTTGTTCAGCATCAAACCATACTAAAGGATATTTTTGAGAATGTCTAGATGGTAAAGTGTGTGTTAAAGGCATTTTGTTTCTAAGCAGATAATAGTTTCTATCTTTATATTCCCAAGTATCTTTTTTAATCTCTTGCTTGGGAGCAGGAGCTTTTTTTGTTTTTTCCATAATATAATATAATATAATAATTAAAAAAGACCCCGCCGAAGCGGGATCTAGTTATTGTTTTAACCTAAATATAGGTTTGATACAGTTACTCCTGCAGGGAGAACTAGTAAAGGGTGTGAATTTGGTTTTTGTAAAGCTTCAACTAAAACGTTATTTATACGTTTTGTAATGTCTACATAGTTTGCAGCAGTTCCACCAGTTATTTTTATAGTCCAGTTTCTTGCATGCTCATCTTGTAGTTGCTTTATAACCCAAGTGTCATAAGCACTTGCAGTGTCAGGAATAACAAAAGCTAAAATCCCGTCAGCTGGACAAGATATGTAACCTTCATTACCACCACCATCAAGGTAGTCTGATTCAATTAGTAAAGTTACTGTAGCTTCAGATCCATTGTTTATAGCGTTGTTAGCAGCAATCACTACAGATATAGTGTCACCATCTTGGTAACCACTACCTGAAGCGCTCACTGTTACTGAAACAACACCAGCACCACTAGTTGCGAACGTAAACGTTGCACCCGAGCCACTACCAGTAGTAGTAGAAGCTAAAGCTCCTGAGCCCTGAGAATTGTTAACAGCTGTCAAAGCTGACATATCCCAGTTACCAATCGTAGCAGCTGGTCCATTAGCGTTTATTACTCCGCCTAAAGGTATTCTAATTATATTTTGCATAACTTAAAAATTAAGATGGAGTAGTCGCAGCCGCCACAGCGAAAGGAGTCAATCCATCTAGTTTACCTTCACTTGGAAGTTTAAATTTTACCATCGCTTGAGGCGACTGTTGTATACTTAATATTGCTTTTTGTAATTCAGTAACGTCATCATCAGTTATAGAAGCAGAAAACTTTAACGTAGCGACCCAAATTTCTGGTCCACTACCAGCTGCAATGTTGTAATATAAAAACATTTCATCAGCATCTTTAGCATCTACTCTATAAACATCTTCAACGTTGATAACTAAACTACCTCCAGCATTCCAGTCAATGTCTATTAATTTTGCCATAATTTTTATTATTTAAAAGATTAATAAAGAGAGTGACAAAAGCCACTCTCATTATATACTATTTAAGCTCCTTTAAACAATACAAAATTGTTTGCAGCTTGAGTTACTAAACATCTTTCAGATAAGAAACTTACAGTCATAGCATCTAAAGTGTCAGTGTAAGCACCACCTACAGATCCAGTGACCCAAGACTTCATTCTTCTGTCTTCAGTTTCAGAAGCTCTATATCTTACATGTAAGAAAGGGCGTCTGATGTTAGATCCTAACATTTGATCGTATACTGTAGTAGTTCCAGCAGGAATCATTACACCGTCGATCTCTTTAGATAATCCTCTTAATGAAGCATCATTTAAATATTTCCAGTCAGTTTTATAGAAGTCATAAGAACCTCTTCTGAATCCAGAAAATCCAAAGTTTAATGCCATGTCACCATCATTCTCAAATAAACCATAAGAAGCAGCTTGAGTAGAAGCAAATCCACCGTTAACAGCAGCAATCATATCGTCAAAATCAAGAGCAGTAGATCTAGATAAGAAAAGCATGTTTTCTTCAATAGCACCTTGCTTGTCTAAGTTTTTAAGGATTTCATCAAAATCACCTAAAGCACCTGAACCAGGAGCAGCAGCTCCAGCAAAACCAGAATATACATTACCTCTTGCTTCGATAGCAGCGAATAAACCTTCAGAACCATCAACTGTAACAGTTGTTCCTAAAGTACCATTACCATTTTCCGCTCCAAAAGCAAAATTAGTAGTAGCAGTATAAGCAGCAGTGTTCATGTTTTCAGCTTCAACCATTGCCATTTCTAAAGAATCTTCAAATCTTAATCTTGTTTCAGACTCAGATTTTAAGTACCATAGATACCCAGATTGTCCATCTTCAGTAGCAACTTCTACCCAACCAATTTGAGCAGTATCAGATCCATTAATTTGAAAGTTATCTTTCAATATCATTGGCTTGTTGTGGTACTGAGTGAAACCTGGTTCAATAGATCCAGCCATTCCAATAGATCCTTTACCAAACTCAGAACCGTATACGTATAGATTACATAATCCAGCTCCAACAGGCAAAGCATTAGTAGCAGTTCCATAAAGCTTAACTTGTAATACTTCACTAGTAGTTCCTGTAACAGCTTGTACTAAACCTTTTTGTACTATAAGACCAGTTGCGTTATCTGATATTAAAACTGTTTGACCAATTCTAACAGCTCCAGAAGGCGCATCAGCTCCAGTAGCAGATAAATCTAATGTTACTTGAATATCACTTTGATTAGCTACAGCATTTAGTTGCACATTTACTTTTTTGTAAGCGATGTGTAATCTATTTTGTTCAGACCAAATTACTTGATCAGATGTCATAGGCATTTCAGCGCCTACCATTCTCAAGAAACCACCAATTGTTCGGTTTCCGTATCTCTCTATCTCAGCTTCGTAAAGCTCAGGTAGATATTGTTGTGCGAAAGTTCCACCACCAGCAGCATCATCAAATGATAAATAGTTGGTATTTAAAGCCATTCTATTTTGGGCAGGAACTAAACTTGCAGGGAAAGACCCTGAATTTGAAAAACTCATGTTTTTATTTTTTAGTTTTTATTAATTGTTCTTTTTTCTTTTTTTAAATTTCAACTTAGAACTATCAACACCATTAACTGCTTTTACTTTTAAACCACCTATAAAAACATCACCATTAGCACTAGGCCTAGGTTCTGCATTTATATTGTTAGATTTAGCCATTACATCTTTAACAGCATCGGCTTTGCCTTGCTCATAAAAATGTTGTGCTATTGTATCAGCATTTCTAGCTGCGTAAACAGCTTTATGGTAGCCGACAGTATCACTAATCTCACCTTCTTTGTTTAAGAACTTCTTAACAAATGTACTTAAGCTTGATTGCTTTTCAACAACATCACCTGGGTTTGAAACATTATACCTAAAAGTTTTATCACCAACGTTAAAATCGAAACCTTCAAAATTTTCGTTTAGTAACTCTTTAGTATTATTTTCAAACTTATCGCGAATTTGTTTTACTTTCTCTTGTTCTTTGTTGTATCTATTGAAAAAGTCTAGCGCTTTTTTGGATTCATTACTTACGGTCGGCCTCAACTTGATTTCGTCGTAATATTTGTTTTTAGTATCCTCTAAAAAACCCTTGGCTTTAGCAATTTCTTCTTTATAAGCTAGCTGTTTCTTTTTAATAGCTCGCTCTTCATCCACTTCTTCATCATATTTAAAGTTATCTTCCATGATAAAAGATATTTCATCATGATCAAGATGTGGTTTAGTATTTTTATAATATTCTCTTAGTAGTGCCGTTTCGTCTAATTGACTATAATCTCTATTTAGTCTTGTATAATCTTCTATAGTTCCACCTGTTTCTTTCATGAAATCAACAAGCTTTTGTATATTTTCAGGCATAACAGGAACTGTAGCTATTGGTTCTTCAACAACCGGTTGCTCTACAGGTTCTACACGCTCTACTTCTTTTATAGGAGATTCAGCTACTTTTTCGGTGGCCCGTATTTCTTCAACCACTCTTTCGCCACTTTCTTTGTTTCCTTTTTCTTCGATAACAGCATTGCTATCATCTGCTTTTTGTTCTTGAACGGCATTTTCTTTTAATTCTACTTTTTTAGTTTCCGGTTCTGGTTTTTTATTTAAGTCAACCTTAGTAGTTTGTTCTACTTTTTTAGTTAACTTTTTAGGCTTTTTAATTTTAAGAGGCGCCTTCTCTTTATCTTGAATTGTTTCTGACATAATATAATATAATAATTAATAGTTTTAAGACATATTAAATGCACTTAAATCTAGACCTTCTGGATTTTCAGTTTCTGTAAAATTAGTAGGCGACATATCATTTTTACGCTGACTAATCATTTTACTTTGCTGAGTACCTGATATTCTAGTTCTTTCATCTTTACGATCTTCTATAAAGGACTCTCTTTCTTTGTCTCTACTAATTTTCAACTTTTCTAATTGAACGTTGTGACCAAATTGAAATTCCAATAATTCTTTTTTAAGCTGAGACTCGGTTTGCATTCTTTGTATTTCAAACTGAGATTTAGCTTGTTCTATTTGAACTTGAGTTTCTGCAAGAGCTTGCTGCTTCTGCATTTCAGCTAGTGCTGCTTTTTCAGCTGTTTGTTGGTTAGCTTGAGCTTGAGCTTGAATATTAGCTTGTTGAGCTTTTTGAGCGGCTTCAGCTTTTTTCTTTCTTCTGTATTTTAAAAATTTATTAGCTAGCTGAATATTTCTAACTTCTCTAATATCTATAGCATCTTCTAAATCTATTTGTCCAGACTTTAAAGCTACCTGTATATTTTCTTCTAATTTAGCTTTTTCTTCTTCATCTGGTTCTAAATTTAAAAATATACCAAAGTCATGTATATTTAATTCTGTTAATTCATCAAGTGTACCTACGTTATATTGAGATATACTATTTTCTAAAGAAGCTCGTGTTAGTGGAAATTTTAAAGAATCAGCTACTCTTAATGATATATTTTCACAAGCTCTTAAAGTTAGAAAAAGCTGTCCTTGTAATATATGTCTTGTAGCTACATTGGAGTTAGCTGCAGCTAATTTTTGCAAGCCTACTAGTGACTGCTTGTCAGGAAGAGATCCATCTCTAGCTTCGTTAAGCCCTGTTACGTCTCTTATCATTTGCAAATAGTATTGATAAGTTTGTATAAGACTTTGTATTTTTGCACCACCTGATCCTGATTGAAGTTCTTGTATAGGAACTTTACCTCTATTAGCATCTCCTTCGATTGTTGAAGATCTACCTACAACACTACCAGTTTGAAAGTACATATTTAAAGCTTCCCTAGGATTATAATTAGTGCCGTTACCTAAATCTACTTCAGCTAAACCATCTACATCTAGAAAAACACCGTCAGGAACTACTCTAGATAACACTTGTTGTATCTTAAGATGAGTTAATTGTATCATGTCTGCAAAACCAGTACTTCTTGAAACTAGTGATTCTATTCTTCCTTTGTACATTCTAGGCGCACATATAGCATAATTTAAATATACTCTATTAGTATCAGCAGTAGGTCTAGTCATGTTTTCAGATAGTTTCCATTGCAACATCATAGGGTGTCCTAGTATTTTAGCACCACTGTAAAGTGTTTCTATAGTTCTAGAAACTCTTTCAAAATTATCATTAGCATCAGGATTAAAAGTATCAGGTTTTTCTAAAGCTTTTTCAAGACCAAAAGCATTTTTCTTTATTTTAAATACTTGGTCTGAATATGTTTTATATTCAAAGTATAATACTTGTACTGTTAGATCATCTGATCTTCCATTCCAGTTTCTTAAATACTCTGCGTTTCCTGGATACTTTTGTATAGTCTTCATCTCTTCATCAGTGAGATCTGGAAATTGTGTTTTTAAATCTTGTAAAGAAATAGACTTAACTTCACCAGCATAATATAAATCTTCAAAATTAGGATCTTCAGTATAAGAATAAACTAAAGTAGCTGGATCTACATATTCTACACATACGCCTCTAGCTCTATCCCATCTAGTTTTTACAGCGCCAATACCAAGAACTGTTAAGTCATAACAAATTCTCTGTCTTGTTAAATCATACTTGTTGTAGTCTAACACTTGGTTTATAACTTCTTCTTCAGCTACTTCTACACTTTGTTTAAAGTCCATTTGTAAATGCACGGCTAACTCTTCTTTGTCTTGAGGAGCTGAGTCTGGATCAACTGAGTTAAATCCATCAACATTTAAAACAGCCTTAGCTTCATTTAAAAAATCTTTAGCTACTATATCTGTCATTAATCCTTGAGCGTATTTAGTTCTTCTTTGAGAACATATAGGATCTTGAGCAAAAGCATTTATTTCGTAACTTCTATCAGCAATGCCGTTTACTACGATGTCTACGAATTTAGATAATACAGGAACTGGTTTCCAATCTAAATTTAAATATGATAAATCACCATCTATAGCTAGTTCATCTTTATATTTTTGAACAGGTTGTTCTCCTCTAGCATAGAGTCTTAATGTATGATAATGATTGTAATTAACGGCATAACCAGACATACCAGCTCCACCTCTGTAGTTTCTAAACCATTCACCTTCTATTGCTCTACCCACAGCTAAACCATACTCTTCTGTTGCTTTTTCAGCGTCAGGAACAACTTGATTTGGAAATGAACTATTATTACTAGTATAAATTTGCGCCATATTTATTTTATAATTTTTGAAATGCTTCCCTTATTATCATATCTTTTAATTCCAAGATATATAGGTTGTACTTTTAAATCGGGTACAGGTTTATACCTGTTTTTATTACAAGCCATAATAGCAAGTCCAGAACTTATAGTAGCATCATGCTTTGTTCTGTTGTTTATATTAAAAACCGCCCAATCTTCTAATGTCTTTTGAAGATACATGTCTCCATAATCTTCGTTGTTTAATCCTACATATTCTTCAATGTAAGATTCTATAGCAGCTGCGTGAGCTTGCTTAATATCCTCGCTTGAGTTAGGTATGCCACCTATTTCTTTTTCTGTGGTAGATAATTTATTCCAAATTTTATCAGGCCTATTCATTGAATAGCCTCTGTAACCTCTTCTTTTTAAATGGTACAAAAGTCTAGGTTTGTTATTTTCACACAGTATTGGCATACCATAAAATACCATTGCCATTAACACGTCTTCAAAAAATATTTCAGCGGTTTGTGGTCTTGCTACATATTCTAAAAAGAAATGATTAGGTGGTGCGTCTTCCATTGAAAACTTAGTTAAACCATGTAAAGCGCCATTAGATCCTTTACCATCAACAGTTCCACTAATGTCATAACTATCACAACCAAAACATCCAATGTGATCATTAGCAGGATATTTAACACCATTCTTTACTATTACTCGATTTTGTAAGTTTTTAGGTGGAACCCAAGTTATTAAAAATCTTCCATTATTATCTGGTATAAAATCTACAGTAGTATCTTTAATACCATTACGCCAAATAAACTTACCTTTAGTTACACTAGCTCTATTGTTGAATTCTTCATTGTAATCTATCTGTTGATAAATTCTAGTAAGATTAAACAGGCTTTGTTTTGACTCGTCTCTAAAAGCATGTTGCTCTGTTCTAGGAAACTGTCTGTAATATTCATTTAAACTGTCTTGGTCGTTTTTTAATCCTTCAACTTCGTTTTCCCAGTGTTCAATAACTCCTGTTGTAATTTCGTAACCATCAACTCCTTTGACTGGAGCTTCTTGTCTAGTGAAGACAGGAAGTCCAAAAGTATCCATGAATCCTTCGTAGTTCCATTCCATAGGGACGAAAAGAGAGTAGAGGCCAGAAGATGTTTGCCCGTTTCTATTTCTTTTCGTAACGTCTGAATTGTTGTATAATTTTTTGAAGTTGTTTCCACCTTTGTCTAATGCGTTTGAAGTTGAGCCCATCATACATTTACCTACTATTCTTGATCCTAAACGTAATGTAGTTTTTGTAACCCTCCAGTTATTTAATATATTATCAGGTCTTTCCCATTTGCCACTTTCATCATGAGCTAATAGCTTTAGTTTTTCACCATCATAAGAGTTATCACCAGTGTTTTTCCAGTCAATAGTTGTATCAAGTCCATCTAGTTCCCTAAGCTGTTCATTCGATTCAAGCTTTCTTCTAGTAAGCTTTGAGGCTGGTACTCTATAAGCCAGTTCAGTTTTTGGCCGGTCCATACCATCTTGAATGGGTTTAAAAAAGAACGGGTAGTTAACTGATATGGGTACAACTTTATCCGTGAACATTTTCTTGGCATCTGCTCCAGACTTGGAAAGTATTCCGAATCTAGCATCGGAAGATATTGTAGCTTGATTGACAAGTTCCGCGCTTGACATAAAACTGAATCCAGATCGTCTGTTTTTAAGATAGCACATTCCGTAGCATCTTGTGTCTGCTTTACATGCTTCCCAAAATATAAAGAAGAGTCTGTTTGCTTCTCTAAAATCTGGCGCTCCAACATCAATTTTTGACCATTGCAAGTACATGTAATGAGTACCAGTAATGTAAGTATTAATACCATTGTTATAAAAGTAAAATCCTTTTTCTCGTCTAGTAAATTCATTGTCTATATAGTCGTACCATTTTTCTTTAAAATCTGTAGGATATTCCTCCCAATCAAATCTTGTTTTTATTCTTTGTAATTCTTTTGGATATTCAAATTTTTCCCAATATTGTTCCGCTTGTTTTTTGCTTCGTTTAAACGATTTATCTGCTGTTGGTAAAGCAATCCTGAGATTTTGTATTTCAATGATTTGTCCAATTGTTCCAGTTTTACTTATTACTATAAAATCATAATCAGAGTTATAGCCATACTCCCATTTTTTTAATCTGTTGTTTTTAGCTAGTATTTTAGGATTTACAACGTCTTTAATTTCTTTCCAAAGAGTTTGCTTGTAACTCACTTACTTCTCCCTTCCGCAAAACCTTTAAATGTTTTTTCAACTTTATTTTTAGGCTTTTCACTTAATAATTCTTCTTCTGTCTGTATCTTAGTTAGTATTTCAAAAGCATCCATTATAGCTAGTTTTTTAGTAGCGGCAGCATTTTTAAGTCTGTCAGCGCTCACGTCGTCGTCTGAGTCCACGATCTTTTCTTTTGCTACCTTAATTAGCTCCTCAATGGCTTTTTGCCCAGCTTGGATTATTTTCTTTTTCGTTTCCTTGGTATTCATGCGTTAAAGCTATATCATTTAATTTCATACAATAAAGTCGTTCACCTTCTATAATAAACTCAAATTCAGAGTT